GTTTCATCAGATTTAGTAGCATTTTCAAAAACTTCTAAAAAACCAATTTCTTTTGCCCATGTTTCATTTATAGTAAGCTTATTTTCATTTTTTTGAATCATTACTCTTTGCAAGTCTTCCAATATATCCTTGTAACTCCTGCTGTATTTTTCTTCTGTTTTTGTTTCAATGTATCGTAACGATTGCCAGTTTTCTTCTTGAATTTCATTATTTCTTACAGTTTTACAAAAATTCACTATATCTCTTTTTTCGTTTATGCATAATAAGATTTTTTCTATCTGATCTTCAGAATAAGTTTTAAATGTTTTTACATAAGTTCTATTTTTTGTATGCTTTTCTCCTTTTTGATTTCTTTCGTCTTCTGTAAAAAAATCTTTGCAATTTAAGAAACTTATTTCTTCTGAATCTTCAAAAAATAATACTGTTGTCGGTATAGCTGTACTTTCAAACATTCCTCCTGGATTTTCAATTACTGCTCTTATTTTATTTTTTTCTTTCAAATATTTTCTAGCTCCTATTTCATCTGATGAGGTGGTTACTGCCTTTGGCAAAATAAAAGCTACTTTCCCATGCACTCTCTCAAGCATTTTTAAAATAAAAACATAATTCATATTTTTGAGTAAAACTTCACCGTTATATTCGCCACTTAAATTGAAAGGTGGATTGCTTATTCCTGAACTGAAGTCAGGATATTCAAAAAACATACAGATTTCTATTTCTGAAAATTTTACTCCTTGTGTTAGTTTATAAACTGTTTTTCTTTCGTCAGTTAAAACATTTCCGTTTATTACATAACCTTCGATATTCCTAATTTTTAAATTAAAAAGCAGAAAAGGGATTAAATTTTCATCAAGTTCTTCACACACAAATTTTAAATTTTTGTTGCTGCACCACTTTTGAATTGTTAATGCTCCACTCCCAGAGCACATATCATAAACCCACTCTTCAACAGTTGATTTTGTTAACTCAGAAATAAGTTTTCCCAAACTTTTTGGTGTGAAATCCTGTTTTTTATTTTCTCTATCTGCCATGAAAAACTGCCATATTTTTTGCAGATAGTCTGTTTCTAAATCATTATTTATTAACTCTAAATATCTAGAACAATTAGAATCAGTCAATAAGTCTAAATTAAAATTTTCCAGTTCTCCAAATATTTCTTTAAATTTTTCTGTTAATTCTTTTAACTCCAAATTTCCTCCTTATTTTTAACTTCCTAGCTATTTTTCCCCTCCATCTAAATTTGGATTATTAGTTTCAATGAATTTTTTACCAATTTTACTCCATAGCCTAAACTTTATTTCTCTACTCATTATTCTTCCTCTTTTCCTTCCAACCAATTCAAAAAATCAAATTGACCTTTTAAATAATACCATTGTTTAGTATTTATTTCCGTATAAACTATCTTTTTTTCTAACTCATACCTTTTTTCTTTCAGTTCTTCTTTTGTTTTCATTTTATTTCTACCTGTTCTAAAATTTGTTTTTTTATATTGCTTATTGCATTCATAATATATTTACTTTCAAAAAGCATTCTATCCATTTCCTTACCTTTCAATCCTAATTTTTCAATGTCAAAACTTGTCTTAGTTTTTCCATCTTCAGAATCTCTTTCTTCATAGCTAAGTTCATTTTCAAATTCTATTTTTATACTATCTGATAAAAATTTTATTTCCTTGACTTTAAAATATTTACTTCCATCTAATGCATCATTCAGAATATTTTTCACATTTTCTAAACAATCTCTGTCCTTTTCTGATACTATTTTCAAAACTTCATAACAAGTCATTTATTTTCACTCCATTTCATTTATACATCAAATTGCATTCTTTTAATCATTTCTTCAACACTTAGTTCTTTTTCTTGCTTTTTGGATTTGCATTTTATAATATCTTCTTTTCTTCTTTTGTATATTCCCTTTTTCTTTTCTATTTTTCTAATTCTGCTTTTAACACTCATTTTTTTTACCTCTCTAGAATAATTTAAGTTAAGCATATATCCAAGTATTTTTCTTAAAGATTTTCAACATTTTTGCTAAATCTTCTATTTCAAAATCCTCAAATTCATTGTCTTCTAACTTTTCTAAGATTATTTCAAAATCTTCTTTTATTTCTTCCATTCTTTTTTCTATTTTTTCTTTTATGTTCATATTTTCCTCCTGAATATTTTTTTCTAAGAAAAACGACTTTCCGTGACTGAACTTTATTTTCCCTTGAAGCCCCTGAAATGTCCTGGATAAATTTTTTTCAGTTCCTTTACCTCTTCAGATGTTTTTATTTGAAATGGTTCAACGTAGATTTCTCTAAGCTTTGACATCAGTTTTTCTCTTCCACCATTTACTCCATGATCCACTCCAAGATGCCATTCAGCAGACAATGGAAGATACGAATTGCCTATTCCTTCATCAAAGCGATATCCCCCTAAAGCTCCCGCAGATTTTGAAATATGTGCTAACTGGGCAGGTTTCCCAGTAATGACACATATTTTCTTTTTAAGCATCCAGTATACCCATTTTCTGTTGTTCTGTTTTCTATAAAGCTCATGCATCTGATTCCACATAGGGATTTCATTATGCATAAAGTAGTCAAACAAGAAATTAGTAAACTCTATAGCCTCCTGATTTGTTACCATTTTTAAGGCAAGGCTGAAAGTCCCTTCTAATTTGATTAGTAAAAACTGCATTTCTTCAATCACAAACTTCATCAGCATATCTAGTATTATTTTAGCCTTGTTTTTATTTGTATATTTTTTTTCTAAAACCTCAATTATATTTTTTTCTAACTTTTCATTCAGATTTTTAAAAGGTTCATACCCTTTCAAGTTCTTTCCACTCGCTCTTATGTAAAGCTTCTTTAACTTTTCTTTGGCCTGAAATCTATAATAATCTGATATTCCAGTTTTTTCATTGCTGGATAAATTACTGATATCTTTATCAGCTAAATAATAAGCAAAACAATCTATAAACCAGTAAATTAATTTTTGATTTTCCCAGCTCATCGTTTTTATAGCCATATAAAGCCCCCTTTATATTCCAAAAAACTTCTTCCAAAATGGCTTTTCCTTTTCTTCAAGCCTTTTTCTTTCAGTTTCCTTTTCACACCAAACAAATGTTCTTTCCGCCATTAAGAATTCATTTTTCTTTAGTAAAAACTCAATTACTCCTTCAAGGATTTCAATAATTTCTTTTTTCTGCTTTTCATTTACAAGCTTTTTTTCCCCACTTATCAATTCATTTACTCCGTTAATATTTATCAAATTGTATTGATTTCCATTCACTCCATCAATAGGGAATTTGATTATATTTTCTTTGCTGACTTTTTTATTTACAACATTTTTGGTACTTTTATAGCCAAACAGATCTGCAACATCTTTGGCCAACAAATAAACTTCATAGTTATATATTTTACCTCTCACTATTTTCCCTTTGCATTCTACTTTTTCTAAATAGTCCAATACCATTTTTATTCCTCCTTCTTCAAAGTCATTAAATCTTCAATGTTCACATTGTCTATGCAATGCTGCAATTTGCTTTCAGGCACCATTCTGCTCCCTTGATAAAATCTGCCGATTGAACCACCATTTCTCCTAACAAAACTACTCACTTCTTTCGCAGAAGTAGCTTTAATTTCAAGCAGATTTCCTTCTTTATCCCATATTTGCATAAAATATAATCTAACCCGAGCCAATTTTTAATACCACTTTTCAAAATCTTTTTTATATAAATCTTTTCTCCTACTTTCCCAGTTAAAAAGATATTTTTTGCATTTGCTCTTGATTCTGTCCATGAGTTTATCACTTCCATTTATTTTCAAAAACTCTTCCAGTTGTGTATAATCCAAATTGCTATTAATAATCATTGATTTGTTATTTTCATATAAAAAATTCAGAATCATGAACATTTTTTCTTTTCCCCAGTCGCTTAAAAATTCATTTCCTAAATCATCTAAAATAACCAATTCAACTTTTGAAAGTCTTTCAAGTAAAAATTCGTCATTTTCATCATTACGCTTTTTATAGTTTTCTCTTATTTCTTCCAGCAAAGCTGATAATGATGTTCTATAGACAATATATTTAAAATTTAAAGCATTCATTATGCAGTTTGAATAGAATGTCTTCCCTGTTCCAGGATTTCCTATCATTACTATCCCAAGCCCCTTGGTTTTTATCACTTCAAAATTTTCACAGTATCTTTCAAATGATTTTTTAAATTCTTTTTCTTCAGAATTAAGAACTTCTGAATTTTCAAACCTTTTATGCCAGTCTTGTTCAGTAAGTTTTGAAAGTCTCATATATTTAAAAATATCTTGTTGTCTAAAAATACTGAAAGATACAGTTTCAACATTAGTTCCAGTCATCAAATCCTTTTGTGTAGTCTGGCTTTTTTGAGTGCTTATCTTCTTTTTCCCTGCTATATCTCGTGTTGAAATTATTTCCATTGTTCCCCTCCTCTTTTTTATAAACATCTAACCAGCATTTATCTTCTGCTTCGTTAAGCATTTTTATAGCGAGTTCCTCATTTTCTAGTTTTGACAATTTTTTCAGCATACGTTTTACAGAATTTTCTGTCATAGGTTTTTTTATACTTTTTCGCATTTTTTTATAACTTTCAAACGCTTCTTCAAATTCTTTGCTCCTATATATATTTATTATATTATTATCTTTATGTATATTATTATCTTTATTTGTCGGATTTGAATCCGAGCTTTTTTCGGATTTGAATCCGAGTTTTGTCGGATTTGAATCCGAGTTTTCAATTTTACTCGGATTTACTTCCGAGTTTTTTTCCTCTTTTTCAGATTCAATAAAGTTCCAAGTTTTTCCTTTTTCAGTTAATCTTATCAAGTCTTTTTTCCCTTGCTTGATATATTCAATTATGCCTTTTTCATTTAAAGCTTTTAAATTCCTGTATACTGTATCAGATTTTTCAAAAAATAACGGTAATTCCTGCAGTATTAGATTTCTAGAAATATGATAATATACCTTATCATTTTCTACTATTTCATTTGCCCAAGCATTAGCTTCATATATTAGCGAAACTAATGCCCCCTGAGTTGCCGTTATTTTCCATTCGAGGCATTTTTTATTATTTATTGTTGTTATAAATCTCACTTTCATTCACCTCATGTATTATTTTTCTAAAAATTCTCTTACAATCTCAGATGTTTCTTTATTCTTCAGCATGGCCATAAATATTTCTTTGCAAATATATGTATCATATTCACTTCCATGCCATTGACTTCTGTCCAGTTCAATATTGTAAAATTCCGCAGTTTCCATTAAGCTCGGATATTTATATTTTCCTTCCGTTCCTGATTCTTTTTTCACTATATTGATATTTGATTTTTGAGTACAAAATTTATTTTTTAATTCAAATGATAAAAATTTAGAATCAAAATCTATATTATGTGCTACAAAATATTCAGTATCTTTACAAAATTTTTCGAAACCATTATCTTTTTCAAAATATTCAGGATATCTTTTTCCTTGCCTTTTAAAACTTATTTTTTCATCAGTTAATTTATTTATCTTTATTGCTTCTTCATTAATTTTTTCATTTTTGTTTCTAAAATAAAACCTGTTAAATTTTTTTATTTTTCTGCAGCATCTCAGTTCCAAATCAACTTCAATTTTTATTGCTGAAACCGATAGTACTGAACAGTCATTCAAACCATTTGTTTCAGTGTCAAACACTATTAAATTTTTCTGCATTTTCTCACATTTCCTTTCTTAAAATGGGAACCCTTCATCTTCTTGATTTTCTATTTCACTTTTTATATGACTATTGATAATATTTGTCCCATTTTCCAGTTCTCTTTTTTCTCTAATTTTATTTTCGTTTATAAAGTTTTTTTGCCATAATTCAAATATTATAGGATTTTCAACTTTATCTAAAATTTCTTGTGTTGTTTTTCCTGTTTTTGTGTTATAAAAACCTCTAATTTGATATTCATTAAAATAATTCACTTCTCCTGTTGTTGGATTAACCACTTCATTCATTCCCAAATACGAAAGAAATACTCCTATTTTTCTATTTTGAAGCATCGGAAAAATTTCTTTCCCTTCTTCATCGGCTTCTGTATCTAAGTTTTCAAATTTAATTTTTAACAGATATATCAATTGATTTAAATGTTTTGTATTAAAGAGTTGTTCTTCACCTTTTTTATTTTTATAAAAAATTGGTATTCTTGCTGTTTTTTCATCTGTAACAGATTTTAATGTTAAAATTAGAGCTTCTGATTTATTCTGATTCGAAATAAAAAGTTCTGCTCTCTCTATTTTACATTCATAACATCCACTTTCCTTTATTCCTGCTCCTGGCAAATTTTTTTCCCTTAATTGTTCCTGATTTTCACTCCACATTTATTTTTTTCCTCCTGTTTTTCCATGCGATGAAATTTTTATATTTTACAAATTTTACATCACATAGATTTATCTTTTTTCCATCTATGAAAATATAAGGATATTTAATTTGGAATTCTTTTATCATTATATATTCCACAGATGCGTAATCATAATCTAAAATTAAGCTTTTCATTTTTATCGTCCTATGTTATAATTTATTAAATTTAGAATTTTATAGTCGTTGTTCCAGCAACGGCTTTTTTGTTTGATTTTTCATTAATCCCACTTGCTTTCTTTGAAATATATCCATGTTAATATTATTAACAAAATCCATAATCCGTAGCTCGTTATTATTACTTTTATGTCATTTTTCACTGCTCCTGACTGATTCAATATTAACGCTAATGCAAATATTGAATACCACAATAAAGTTTTTTTTGATTTAGTTATCATTTATTCTTCCTCCTATTTATTCCATTTTTTCTCATTTTTTTAAGTTTTTTAATATATTACTCCTCCTTAATAAAATGAGGATTTCTACAGTGATAACATGTAGCCTTTGCTTTAGCAGCTTCAACTGCATCAACAAGATATTCCTGTAAATCCACATCCCATTCCCCCCTGCTGAAAGAATTAATTGTTTCTAATTCAGCAGTCTTCTCTTCTTTATTTACCGACACAATTTTACATATACTTATAGAAAAGTCTCTCCTGTGGTGTGATGCAGTTATAACCAAATCATTTAATTTAAAAGGTATCAAAGCGTGCTGGCCACAAGACAGATGACCTGACCTGCATATGTAAATAGGCTTTTTAGGCACACCGTACATATTCGAAACTATTGTACTGTCTCCTGTATTTGTATAACTTCCGCCTTCCTCCCATATACACGGCATACCTTTTTTACTAATTTCTATTCTGATTTTTCTAGTCATAATATCTCTCCTTTTCCATACAATATTTCATTTGCTTCTTTTAGTTGTTTTAAATATTTTACAAATCTTATTGGATCTACTACATAAGAATAATTTTTATTTTCCTCTTTTTTTTTGTAGGCATAACCTACTGGTAGTCCATCCACCAATAAAGTTCCTTGTTGTAAATTTATTCTTACAAAATCTACACATTCACCTATCTTTGCAGCCACAATTTCCAGTGGCACATTAGCATTCATATTTCTTTGCTCCTTCCTACATTAATAATATTTTTTAATTGTTTTTTATTAAATTCCAAGATATAATATACTAAATTATTACAAGGAGTTGATTTTTTATGAGTAACAATAATACAAATATTCCAGTTGATTCTACTTTAGTTAATAAAATTTATGATGATGTCTTACATAAACCTGCTGAAGAAATAGGGAAAACATTAGCTCTTATTCCCAAAGTTATAAATACAGCCCTTTTACCAATTCAAGAATGGATTTACAGCAAAGAGGTTAATTTTGAAAAAACAAAAATTTTAATATCCGAAAAATTAGAAAACGTACCAGAAGAAAAGATTGTTTCTCCTGAATCCTATGTTGCTGTTCCTGCCATTCAAGCACTTTCCTATTCTATGGATAGTGATGAACTAAGGAATATGTATGCAAATTTACTTGCAAAAGCTATGAATAAAGATACTAAAGATCAAGTACATCCAGCTTTTACTGAATTTATCAGACAAATGTCTCCTATAGATGCTGATATTTTAAAGATTTTTCTTGACAATCCGCAAATGGCTACTCCTTTAATAGATGTAATCGAGAGAAATCAAGAAAATAATTCTTATTTTCTTATAATACCGAATCTAACAAATATTTCTAAATATGACAATTTAACAGTTTCTATATCGATTGACAATCTTCTAAGATTAGGATTAATAAACATTCCCGCAGACAAGAGTATTAATTCTACATCAGCTTATGAAACTATAACTGATACCATGATTTTTAAAAATTTTAAAGAAATCTATAAACTAAAACCCGGGTATAAAATTGATATCCTGAAAAAATTAATTTCAATTACCGAGTTAGGTACTAAATTTTTTGAAATCTGTATACAAGATTTATAATCTAAATAGAAACAGGAGTATATAACACAATACAATTTCAACTAAAAATATATAAATATAGTCAATTATCCTCTGATTTGCGTTATGTTTTTTCAATAATAATATATTTAAATTAAATAACGTCACTAACACAACTGGATTTGCTATAATATTCATGTTTCACCTCTTTTCCTTTTTAATTAATTTTCGTATTTTCCGAAAGAAGATTTTAAAAAAAATATTTCAAATATATCTTTTTTGTCAATTTTTAATAAACTTACAATTTTTAAAATTTCACTCCTACTAAATTCAGCTTTATTATTTAATTTAGCACTTAAAGTAGAACCTGCCATGCCTAGTTTAGAACAGAAATTTAATTCGGTTCCAAATACTTCTTTTATTTTACCTCTTAATTTACTGTTATCAAATTCCATCAAATCCACCTCTTTTCTTTTTCGTATTTTACGAAATAATTATAACCTAAGTTTTTTTGAAAGTCAAGAATTTTTTTCGGTATTTACGATTTTTTTTTATTTTATTTGATTTTTTGTTGTAATTTCCGAAAAAATGAGGTATACTATTAATACCAAAATTAAAGGAGAAATAATTATGTCAAATAAAGAAAATATCGTTGATTTTGGGACGCGTTTAAAAGAAGCCCTAAAAAGAAATCAAATGAGCCAATCAAAACTTTCTGAGCTTACAGGTATCAGTAACGCGGCTATCAGCGAATATATATCAGGAAAATACGAACCTAGTAGAAGTCGAATATCTGAATTTTCAGACATATTAAAAGTAAACGAAGTGTGGCTAATGGGATACGATATTCCAATGGAAAAAGAAGCATTAAAAAAAGAAGCTCAAAACTCAAAAATAGATGAGACTGTTCTCACACCAGAACAGGAAGCAGAACTGCAGTACATAATTGAGCACAACATGCTATTTTTCAAACGTAATAAAATGGATGAAGATGATGCTAAGAAACTGGCAGATATCTTAAGAGAGTTTTACATCGAAACCTTGGAACATGAATAATTTTAATGGGAGAGAAAGTCAATGAAGAAAAAAGAGATTTTTGAACTTGCAAAAAGGCTAGCATTAGAATATCGTTCAGACCCAAAAAGATTGGCAAAGGAACTCGGAATTGTGGTGAAATACCGTTCTTTTAATTATCATTCAGGAAGCTGTATAAGAATAAACGGTAAACAGTTGGTGGTAATTAACAACGGAATGTCCGAATTGAAACAAATGTTTGTGCTGGCTCATGAAATAGCACATCTCTTATTGCACCCCTACGAGGCTACCATTATAAGATATTTCAGTTTTTCTGAATCGAAAATAGAATTTGAAGCTAATTATTTTGCAATAGTATTTTTTAGTGAATCAGAAATGGAATTTAAAGAAGACGAAGAAATAGAACAGTTAATTAACAACATTATATTATAAAGGAGTGATTTTAAAATGGCAAAGAAAATTGTCGGAGAAGACGGAAAAGTATATTATGAAAGGAAGCCGATTTATAAAAGATGGTGGTTTATTTTATTAGTTGTTTTAATTGTATTAGGTACTATAGGAAATCTTGGAAAAAAAGATAATAGCTCAGTTTCTACTGAAGAAAAGAAAGTTGAAACTAATAAAGTCGAAGAGAAAAAAGAAGATGCAAATATTCCTGGCGAGTACAAATCTGCTTTAAAAAAAGCTGAAGTTTATTCAAACACTATGAATATGTCTAAAGCTAGTATCTACGAACAATTAGTATCAGAATTTGGAGAAAAATTTCCAAAAGAAGCTGCTCAATATGCTGTGGATAATTTAAAAGCAAATTATAATGAAAATGCTTTAAAAAAAGCTGAAACATATTCCAGTACTATGAATATGTCTAAGGCTAGTATATACAATCAGTTAACATCATCTGCTGGAGAAAAATTTACTAAAGAAGAAGCTCAATATGCCGTGGATAATTTAAAAGCGGATTATAAAGAAAATGCTTTAAAAAAAGCTGAAACATATTCTAGTACTATGAATATGTCAAAAAATGCTATATATGACCAGCTTATATCTCCTGCTGGAGAAAAATTTACTAAAGAAGAAGCTCAATATGCCGTGGATAATCTAAAACAATAGAACAAAAAAAGACCCTGCTACCAACAGAGTCTCAATATAAGTGATGTACTTACACCTCACAAATTAAGTATATCACACATTTTTAATTTCGACAAGAGAAGGAGTGTGATTTTTTTATGGGCAGAAAAAAAAGACGTACTAGAAAAATAAATGGTGCAGGAAGTATTACAAAATTAAGCGGAAATAGAAATAAACCATGGATCGTGAGAGGCCCTGCAGAAATTCAGATTGATGGTACTGTAAAAAGACCAATTATAGGATATTACGGCACATCTGAAGATGCAGAAATCGCTCTATCAATGTACAAAGTTAAACCTTACAACATTGATGAAAAAAATACTACACTTGGGGATTTATTTGACATTTGGATAGAAAAGAAAAAACTAGATATAACAAAGGATTCAGTCAGAGAATACCAAAATATTTATAAAAATTATTTATTAATATTTAATAACCGTGCTGTAAGGGACTTAAAATATTCACATCTACAGCCTGTTTTATTTGATGCTCCAAAAACAATGTCTATTAGAATAAAATCCATTTTAAAAGGATTGTATACTGTAGCATTAAAAAATAATATAGTAGATAAAGATATCAGCACATTACTCGAAACTAATAAAATAGCTAACTATAAAAAAGAAACGTCTATTTATAATAATGAATTAGTTAAAAAAATATGGATTTTTTCAAAAAATACAGAAAATATGAGGTTAAAAATGACAGCACATATGGTATTAATTTTATTGTATTCAGGAATGAGAGCAATCGAAATAAGATTATTGGAAAATGAAAATATATTATTGGAAAAAAACTATATGATTGGTGGAAGAAAAACAGAAGCAGGAAAAGATAGAATTATTCCAATTCACAGTAAAATAAAGCCTTTAATAAAACTTTACTTTAATCAGGAAAATAAATATCTTTTCATGAGTTCTAAAAAGACACCTTATAGCGATGTAACTTTTAAAAGAAATTTTTATAAACTACGTAATCTTTTAAATTTTTCTAACAATAGACATGATACAAGACACACTTTTATAACAAAATTGAAACAACTTGGAATTTCAGATGGAAAATTAAAAAAAATTGTAGGGCATGAGACTGATGACATTACAGATGGAGTTTATACTCATTATGAACCTAAAGATTTATTAATGGAAGTTGAAAAAATTGATTTTGGATGTTAACAAAATTTGTTACCAAATTGTTACCAATAGACCTGTTTTATTTTATATTTTTTCGTTATATTTCATTCTTTAAATATCTAGAAGTATTAAAAATGTTGATTTTATTGATTTTAAAATTTTAAGATACACTCCGCTACTTTTCTTGTATCGTCTTCAGCGTCTCCACCTGCCGCCGCTAAAATTTTCCCTTTAATTTCAAGTATTACGCTTAGGTCTGTCGCACGTGCATTCGAGTCGTCTGGAGTTTCTGATATGTACCTTACATCAAGTATACTTTCCTTATCCAGTAAAATTTCTTCAGTTTGCCCTTTCACATTAAGTCTAAATCCCATTAACTACCTCCTTAAATATTTATTTAAATTTGTTGCAACCTATTTATTTATTTCCACCTGAAGATTTTTGACATTTCCTGCAAATGTTATATTCAGCTGGCATATACCGTTTTCCTCATCTATAATATGTGACATATCATCACCCTTCTGCATAATCCCGTTAACAAACTTCTCATCTTTTACCCATATGGATTTCTGGCTTTCAGGATGTGTACTGAAAAAGAAATCCAGCTTATCTTCCTTAAAATCTGTCGTTATAAATCTCAATGTTCTCTCTATAAAAGTTGTTGTTAAAGTCTTATATAACGGTTCATATATTCCATCGCTATTTTTTGACAATGTCCTAGCCTTATATACAATAATATTTCTTATTTTCTCTTTTTTTACATGTGCTGTATCTGAAGAAAATATAAATCCATATCCAAACTGGTTTATTTTGTCTTTAATAGTATTTGTAAAACCAGATATTTCCTTTGACATAGTTGTTCTGGCCTTATATGAGTTATCCTCAGATTCTATATCAAACCTTACACCAGGATATATTTGTGAAACTGAAGTAAATCTTTCCCTCAGATAGTTAGGACATTGATATGCCCCTGTAATTCCTGCTGCCACATATGCTCCATCTATATATATTCCTTCAATCCAGAATTTCATAAGATCTTCCTTTTCAGAAGACAGTTTCACTCCATTTTCTTCCTCGTATTTCATTTTATAATCCAGCAGCACTCCTGACTTATCCTTCGGTATTATTGTAAAATTAGGAATTACAGGTATCACATATTCTGAATAGCTCTGATTTTCCAGAATTGCAGTTTTTTCCATATATTTGTCAGGGCCTTCCACTGCAAGACTGTTAAATGTTGTTTCATCATTTCTTTCAAAATTGAAAAATATCTGTACCTTATATTCTCCTAAAACTGTCATCAGGTTTGTTAAACTTTCCATTGTATTTTTTTCAGGCTTTTCCTCATTCTGTTTTCCCTTAAATCTTTCCCTTATTTTCT